GGGGTTTGTCAAGTAAATAATACAATTTCTCTGATATTATCTGAGTATGTGAAGAAATATAGCTGAGACTCTGCAAACTTTAATCACAACTGATTCATATTTAATTTAGGCTTTAATTAAAAGCACTGATTCTATGGGATATCATGGGATACTATGGGAATAGTTCCGCAAAGGTATAATTTATACCCTCAAGTCTCTCTATACGAGCTCTTCTACATGGATTTGTGTGATCTCTCGTTCTATCTCTCTACGTTTTATAGCGATAGCACTCTCCTCTTGTAATAGGATGATACGTTCTTTTGATAGCATTGCAAGTCTTTCACTAACATAGAACTGTCTTGCTTCTGTAAAGGTCATTTTAATTGAGCCATCTTCCATCGTAATCATTTGTCTTGTTCTTTCTTTAACATTGTTGGTTTACCCAAGGCACGATCTCCTATGTCAAACCAACACTGTTGGCATAGTGGCCCTTCTAAATCATTACCACCAAGAACTACTTGTCCATTTGATTTGATGAAGTATTTTAGATAATGGGCGATGAGTGATTGTTTCTTACACTCATTACATATTATCACTTGTTGAAGTCTTCATACGATAGCATTGATACTACTTCTTTTGTGTGTCTACATTTACTATTATACATGAACCCTTTACATTCACAGGTAAAACCCTTATCATGCATTTCTATTCTATACTCATCACCCTTCTTACTACCAGCAACTGGCCATATGGTGTTTACAAGAAAGTGGTTCTTGGTGTTGATTTCTTCTGATTTGTAGTATCGTTTCATTACGAATCCTTCTCTTGATTATTACTAATAGTAACACACGAAATAGGTTTTGTCAAGTAAATTATGAAATTATTTTATCATCTACAATTACAGGTGCATCTGTTTCTATCCATACACGAGCACCGCAACTCAAAGGTTTATCAGGGGAGTATATGACCGTAGAAGGGCCCTCAATGGACACAGAATGACCGTAGGTGTTGCTCTTGCTTGTCTTGCACGTAATGACAGGGTTACGTTCTCCTGTCTTTTTATTCTTTCTTATTATGTGCATATTGATGTGTATACGTTTTTTCATATTTTCTCTATCGTATATTCTTCCATGACACTATTTGTTTGAGCTTGTGCAATCTTGTCTATGTCAGTAGGATTACAATTCAGTTCAAAAGTCTTACCTATTCTTACATCATTGACATTATCAAAACCAAGACTTTGTAGTGCTTTTGTTGTTGCCTTACCAGCATTGTCAAGTATACCTGTCTTTAGTATGGTAGTAATACGATATCTCACCACAAACCCATAAGCATCTTGCTATCTTCGCTTACCATATCTGTTGAGAATGGTGGATCAAAAACAAGTTCACGATCTACGTTGATCACACCATCGACGCTCTTGATTGCATCCGTGATATCTTGACAGATTTGATCAGCAAATGGACACATCATACTCGTAAGCGTGTGGCGGCACACCACATCCCCAGCTTCTGAAACTTCTAACTCATATATGAGTCCAAGATCATATACATTAATACTCTCCATCTCAGGATCATAGACCGTTTGTAGAGCTGCAATCACAGACTTCTTTAAGCTTTCACTGTAGCTTACTTCTATGGTTTCACTCTGTTCTATATCATCATTCATTACATATTTCCTTCATCTTATGATATCAATATCATCAGCGTTCATGTTCCATGTTTCTAGTTTTGTTCTTAATCTACCGTCACTCTGTAGAGTTTCAAAGCGATTAGAGGCTTTCTTTCTCCACCAATCCACTACACCATCGAAGCTATAACGATCAAAGTTATCCTTCTTGCGTAGTTCATCAGTTTCCATGTTCATATATTCTTTTACATTATCAAATCCATAGTCAGCCATATATGCCCGTTTCTGTTCTGTGAGGCCCTTTGCATCAATATATGTTTGTACAAACTTATTATAAGCATTATCATCTGTACCCTTGAGAGATGCCTTAATAATAGAGATCATCTTTGTTTGTGTCTTTAGCTTACGTGAACTGGCCATAGGGTCAATCAGAGGTTCTCCATTTCTTTTCTTAAACCAATCATTCAGTCTATGAAAGTTGTCATCATTAATCAGTGGTGCAAAGTCAGATACCGTTTCACCCTTATGACGCAGAAATGGTTTCATGCCATCATACTGACTTGAGCTCTTGGTTGTACCATATAAGCTCGTAGTCTCAAACATACAAAATGGGCCACCATACTTCTTATCAAGTGTATCCTTTGTCAGATGTGAACAACAGATAGCTGCAAGTAATTTACCACCAAGATAGTTAAATCCAAATGGTTGTGTTGGTACAATGATGAACCCCATAATGGTGGAGTCATTAAAACGCTTCATAACTTCTTTACTCATTGTATCTAGCGGTTTACCTAGAAACATATTGCGAGGTTTAGAGTTAATAGTAGGCGAACCAAGACGAATGAACCCAGCAATCTGGCCAGTATTTTTCTCATACACAACCCACTTGATTGATTTACCCGGCACTGATACCTCTACTGCATGAGAAGTGACAATCTCTAGATAGTTTACGAATATCTCATTTGATACCTCACGACACTCAAACTCCATATCTTTTGGGTGCATAGTGAAATCATGAAACATATCATCTTGAGGGCCCATGCCAGGCAAAGATGTGGGATAGTTTGACATTCTCTCAAGCTTGACCTTACGTAGATAGTCATCTATCCTACCAAAACTAGCAAAGTAGTCTACAAATACATTTGCTGCATATAATGCATCTTCTCTATTCAATATCATCCGAAAAAGTCCTCTAATGTACTAATTTTATTATCAACTACCATTGATCGAAATCCATTATTCTGATAACCCATCTCCCAATCAGTGAAATATGATGGCACTTGAAGTTCTGGTTTTTCCATAACAAAATTAGGTTTGCCACCCTTATACAGATTCCATCCCATATGTTTATATCTATCTCTAGTAAGAATATTTGTCTTTTTGGTTAATTCTTTTAACTGTTCATTTTCATATTTTTTAACCCAATGCGTTTTGCGACACATTAAAAAACAATCTAAGAAATGATCAAAATTCTCTAACAAAAATTCGCTGTCCATTATAAATTTTGTAACAGACTGTGGAGCCATATAGTGATCATCTGTCATGCCTTGAAGACACCACTGATTTTTAAGTGTTGTAGAAAATCCACTTTTGTCTGCACCACTTGAAAATACTTGGTCATAGAATAACCTAGATATTGATCTTTCAGCATCAGATACCAACATCTTATCCCATCTATACTGATTTGCTTTCAATGCGTTAAATGCAGTTAACGCATATTCTCTTGGGTCTTTACGCTTTCTCATCCGAAAAAGTCCTCTAAACTACCTTGTGTACCATAACTATCGTCAATCAACCAATTCATCTTCTCAGTGATAAACCGAAGCGGTTCAACGAAAGCCTTAGTGAATTGTACATCATAGTCTATTCTGTCTCGTATGTCAAGTTCCTTTGGAAAGAAAGTTATAAAAGAAAATGCACTGGATGTATAGATGTTAGGCTGTTTCATATTCACAAACTTCACCTTATCACCCTCTTGAATGTAGGGATACTTACCAGACAGTTTATTCTCTTTCACCAAATGATTATACAATATTGCACCCTTAACGTGCATGGGAGCGCCTTTACCAAATAAACTGGATTCTCCTGTGAACTTCTGCACACCATTACAGCTACGAGGAAATGCAATCTCTTCTGGTGATAACGTCATGAACTCTTCCCTAAACTCTTGTATAAAGGTATTTAGCATCTTTTCATCACCGTTTATTATAATCTTCAATGCTTCCTTAATTTTCTCTCTGCATGGTGCAGGCGTTGAGCTTTTGACTGCTTCGATTCCCATAATTTTTAATTTGGGTTCACTATACCTTACACCCTCACTATCGTGAACATTAAGAATGTATCTCTTCTTTGCAGTCCATATACCCTTGTCAGCGATAACCTCACGGGCCATGATCATCTTTTGTTCATACGCCCCGACAGTATCAGCAAGTGATTGATAAGATTTGTTAATGAATGGTTCAATTTTAGTAGTGGCAATTTTATCCAGAAAATTGACGATGGACTCTGTAGAAGGATTTCTGTCTTTAAAAGATTTAGATACAAGCGTATCAAAAGATATGTATACGCTGTCCGTATCACTTGCAATAACATAATCTTCCTCTTCAGTTCCAACAATCTTGTTGAGATAGATGTTAAGAGCCTTCTCAATCCATCGTATAGATAACTGACCGCTAGAAGTAATTGCTGTAGCGACCATAAGATCGAAATACCTAAACCAATTATTCCCAATAGCACCATACGCACTATTAAGGGATATCTTTTTTGCCATCTGAATGTTGTTATACCGTGAGATATCCTTGAGGAGGCTTGGTTTCTTAGTGTCTTCATACTCCTGTTGAGCCTGTAACATAAGCTTTTTATATTTGACACGATCATTGTATATATTCTCCATAATCTCTGGAAGGAATCCTCGTTTGTCCTTCCTAAAAAATGCACCGTTTGGCGTCATGCTGTATTCAGTGTCATTTCTAACTGCACCTTCCAGAATCTTATCAACTAACCCCTCTTGTTTATTACTGGGCAGCAATGTCTCTGGTGATATATTGTATTGCATTATAAGGTGAGGATACAACGAGTTAAGGTCAAACGACATAACCCATTTATGCATACCTACCTGTGGGTCTTTTACATACGCACCCTCAAACTGTTCTGCTTTCTTAGCGTTTCTCTTTTGTGGTATGACTATATTCTTTTCTCTTAGATAATTATATATAAGAACATCCCAATAACGAACAGAACCAAGAACATCTATGTAATTAACTTTAGCGTCATAGGCCATTGTTAGACATAGTTCAATCAGTTTCATCTTATCTTCTAGCTTATCAACAATCTCAACGTCTTGGATGTTGTATTCAATAAACGATTGAAAATCTTTTTGATACCATTCACTAAATGTGTCATAGGGATTGCCATCTTTACTCTCGCCCAGTTCTACCTTCGCAATGTGGTCTAGTCGATAAGACTCTTGTGCTTGATAGGTAAACTTGCGATACAGATCAAAATAATCTAGAGCAGCAACACCTTGTATGTTATATGTCTGGTGATTGCGTCCCATCTTAAACACTTCTCTTTCTTGGACACTACCCCAAGGAGATAGACGTTTCAGCTCATCC